GATTCTAGAATGGTCATTCCGAATAGTCGGGTAATCATTCCGTTGCGTAGTTCCTCGCTTGAACCAGCAGAGGAAACATCAGTCAGTCCCTGAATTAGCAAGTCAGCAAAGTCAGGGGTGACAACACAGAATCGGTTGTCACTTGGGACCTTGGCGGCTGTCATTGCGGTTCTGATTGAACGGATTGCGGTCTTGGCTTCATCAGCCGTGTCAACCACAACTTCACCAGCGTTGCCGTTAGTTGCACCAGCAATCATTTGAGCTAGTAGGTATTTTTCAGCATCCTCAGCTAGAGCCTTACCAGCGGCATCAGTCCAAGCGTTGAAAGTTCCAGCGGCTTGCACTTTGTCAATGTCATCAACAAAAACAGAAAAGGCTTTTTCCTGGTTTAGTAGCAAGTTGACCTCAGTGTCAGCCAATGCCTCAGCTGTAATTGAACGGCTGGCGGCGGCATAGTCAACAATGGTTGGTGTCGTTGCGTTGATGATGTGGACCTGGTTGCCTCTTGAGGCATCACCCTGATAAAGGGTGTTTAGGGTTGGGATTACAACTTGGCTGGAAATGAAACTCTGTGTTACTCCAGCACTCCAGATTTCTGGGATGAATTGGTCAATAGCCATTTGATTTCTCTTTTCTTTATAGTTTGCCCATCAGAGAATCAAGGCGGCCATCTTTTGTGGCTGCCATAATTTCTGCGGGGGACATGCTCTTGAGTTCGTCTCTACTTCTAATTTGAGACTTACTAGGATTTTTACCACGGGCACCTTGCCCAAGGTCTGGGATAGTCTGCTCAGCTTTTGTGCTGTGCGCCTCAACCCATGACTGAATTGCCTCTGAATCAATGTTGCCATCAGCCTGAATGAATGATGACTTATCAAAGTCAAGTAATGAACTGCCATCAAGTGAACGGCCACCTAGCAAGCTCTTGAACTCAGCGTCAACCAGTTTCACAGCAAACTCTTTTCTGACGGCTTGGGAGGTTTCCTCACGGGTCTGCTCAATAAGTTTTTCAGTGTCAGTCAGTTGTGATTTTCTAATTTCGTCTAGCTCTTTTACCGCTTGGCCATTTGACTTGGCTTGCTGTTCATTCTTTCGGCTCAGAGATTTCCATTTGTCAACCTCTGCCTTTAGGGTGTCCGTTTCGGACATTTCTGAGGTTTCATTTTCAGCGGTCTCCACCACTGCCTCTGGTTCCTCAGTTGTTTCTAGGGTTTCGGTCTGATTTGATTCAGCCATGTGTCTCTCCATTTCGGATTGGTTATTGCGCTCATTGCGAGCTAATCAGCTTGGGAGCTGAAATCTAAAGTTCACCTGGTCCAGTAAAACTCTGGTCTCTCCAGCTGAGGGTGGGGCCGTATTCACCATGATTTCTGGTGACAACAATTTCTGTGTAGTCTGCGAGCCTTTGGCCGCCGCCTGGTGTGTTGATAATTTTGCCCAAGCCAGCATCCCTGGCCCCAAAATCTGGGTCAACCCTGAGTTGCTGTTCAATGCTGTCATAAGTCGAATCTAACTTCACTTGGTCTAAAACTTGCCCAGGGTCTTGGTTTGCGAAAACAGGCATTTCCCCACAATCGCAACCTGGGTGGATTGGCATTAGCTCACCTCTGGTGTAGCGCTGTGTTGAGGCTATAGTGCACAGGGCACAATTCTCATTGCCAGTTAGAGTTCTGACATAATAAGTGATACCACTATTTCTGTCTCTAGCCTGTGAGCCAGCGGCCCGCCTAGCCAGTTGCATGTCAGTGGAGGCTATTGAACTGATACGCCTAGCACCCTCTGAAATTGCTTTGGTCATGTCACCGCCGTTTGACAGGGCGGTATAAAGGGACACAAAGGGTCTGCGGTAAACCTCGCCTGTATCAGCACCATTTCTTAGAGCTGATGTGGTCAGGGTCTTTGCCGTTATCGGGAACGCCTCAAAGCTCTCACGGCTTACTTTTGCCATTTCGCTATAAAAGGCAACCTGTAATCTGGCGGCCTGTATTTTTGCCCCAGTCATAATTGGATCAAGCACATCAACAAAATCCGCATAGTCTGAATCACGCCACGAACCAAGGCTGGTAAAAATTGCTGATGCTCTGTCTCCAGCACCCCTGACCAGTTTTGAACTCAGGCTGTTATAGCCGTCAAGTAACTGCCTTTGGGTTGCCATTATGCGCTAGGTGTCTGTGGCGTACCCAATAGGGCCTCGGTCAGAATTGCCTCTCCAGCTCTTTCAACTTCCATTTCAGCAATTTCAGCTGGGCTGAACTGACCAATTAGAGTCATTCGGGAATTGAAAGGAATGTCCTGGAACTTGCTGTTAGCATCTGCCCGCTCGGACAGGCTGTAGCGCTCAGGGGTTTGCCAGATTGGTTCTAGGTCTAACAACTCAGAGCGTACATCATCACCTGTGTATTTGAACATTAGGGACATTACCTTGGACCAGCCAACGGTTGCCCTAGCAATGCGGTCCTCAGTCTTGAACACCAAACCCTCACGGGAAAGTGCCGCACCCTCAGCGCTCTGGTTTGCACCCTCTGAGTTCAGGTAGTGCATAGGGGTTCTGGTTACTGCGGCGAAGTCTTGGATGTCTGCCCTGACTGCGGCAAGAATGTCATTGGTGTCTGTCTGTCCTAGTTCGCCAATGGAGGCATCCTCTGGGAGCATCCACATAGCGCCTGGGGCAGATTCAAACAAACCGTTGTAATCAATTTCATTTCCATCAGAATCATGGGTTGGGAAATCGCCTTTGAGCCACTTTTGTTTGAAAGCCTGAGTAGTGGCAATGATTAGCCTCTGTAGAATCATGTGATTGATCCTGTCAATCAAATCCAGGTAAGGTTCGTATTCGCCTTTTTCATCCATGTTTGTAAACTTTACAACTGGGACTTCACCCAATGGATTTAGTGCGCTCATTTCCTCTTGGTACATGTAGCCGTCAACCTGAAAAATGCTGGTCTCTAAGTCTTTTTTGTAGACTTCAATTCTGTCTGGGTAGTAAAAATAAGCATAGTGAGAGTCATACTCTGTAAACACCTTGAGGGCAACGCTGATTTCTGAGGGGTCCTCTGGGTCAGAAATGATTTGCATTTGGCGTGGGTCCTCAACTGTGACCAGTGGGTATTCCCTGCCCTTTTTCATTCCTACGATTGCATAGGCCTCACCGAACTTTAGAAAAAAGGTGTGGAGGTCTGCGGAATAGACATCAAGTTTGTTGGCTTTCCAAAGTCGGCGGGCAATGACATCACCGTTTTCATCATCATCAGCCCCAGTGCGGAAACCGCCAACTCGCATCCGCTCACGCACAGCGGCAACGGAAAGTTGGGCAATGTTCAAGCGGGCCTTTTTCTGAAATCTACGGTAAGCCCGTGACTGCCCCTCAGCGCCCTCTGGCAATGGGGCATCCCCGTCATAGTAACGCTCCAGCAAGTTCATTCTGCCCTGCTCTTTAGCAAGCTTTTTCAGCATGCCCTGTTCCAAGTCTGTTAGCTGGGTAGCCATAAGTTTCCTAACCTAATCTGCGGGGGATAAATGTGTTCTTTGTGGCTTTCCCTTTTGAGAGAGCCTGGAGCCTAGCTTGGTATGCCAGGACCGCCGCAACTGCGGCATCAATCTTGTTTGGTGATTCAGGGTGTTCCTTGGCAATCGAAATTCCTGAGCGGCTTATGCGGCGGCGAGAATTGAGAACATGTCTGGACAACACTGATCCGTTGTGTGTTAGCTCTTTGTCAATGACAGCATTTTGAAATTGCTCCAATGCCCTCACTACAAGATAGGACCTGTTTCCTGTCATCCACCACTCAATAGGGTGGTTCACCGTTGACTTCACTTTTAGCTTTTTGCCATAAGCGGCCTCCCATTGTGCAATGTAGCTTTCCCACTTTGCGGGGTCAGCGAACATGCCAATGACTTTGTAATCCTCAAAAGCCTGTTTGACCTGATTGTCAACATCAGTGATGGGGACTTCCCAGTCCTCCCCAGCGGGGCCATCAGGTTGTTCCCAGACTTTGATTTCAAAGAGGTGCCCGTCAGATACACGGCACCCAATGAGAGCGGTGGCATCTGTGGTTCCTCTGATTCTTTTCCTCGAGCCGTCAAAGCCCAAGGTGATTTCCTCGCCCTTGCCCACCTCTTTGGATGCGTAGGTTGCGGCCCACTCTGGAGCGCTGACCCATGAGTCTTTGGCGCTGGTTGGCTGGTTGAAATAATAGCGGCGTGAATCCTGTGCATCATTCCGTGGGTCATAAAACTCTGACATGATTCTCTCAACATCCATGACCTGAGCAAAAGGCCCATAAGCCTCTAAGATTCCAGCACGGACTTGGGCTTCATCAGATAGGTCAATGTCAGCATCAGCCTCACGGTGATCAAACAAAAGTCTTTGGCGCTTGACCTTGCCCTCAGTTATCATTTTGGCTAGGTCATGTGTTTCCTCTGCCACCGATTTTTCACCAGG